CTTGGCTGAATTGATGCGTCATTACTGACTTTTGTTTCGACATGATCTGCCCCGTTTGTTTTTGGATTTAAGCAGCTTAGTCCTGTGGTAACGGACTGTATAGGGACAACTGCAAGTATCGATGCAGTGTTATCGTCGAATTCTCCGATAGTGTTTAGGCTGTAGTCCTCCGGGTGTTTTGCGAAGTGATGATCCGGGGAATTTACGCAATCGCTAAAAGCGCGAATTGCCATACCTTGTTCTGGTAGGAAGAATGGGGGCAGGAAGGCTTTTGCCTTCTGGTCGTATACGGAATAGATAATATGAATCATAGTTTTCTCTCTTGTTGTTTGCGTTCCTGATTGAGAAGTGCAGCTTGGTTCTTGAGTGCTAATTGATTTGGTGTCGATTTCGTTTTTTTCAAGGCTTTACGCCTTGCGAATTTTATTTCGACGTACCTATCCGGGTCCGCATCGCGGAGCAGTTTTCCGTAGTAGTCAGGGACGCGGTATTTTTTGCCATCTATGACTGTAAAGTCATTTGGCCATAGGTCTGTTTGTGCGTATTTGTCGTACCAAGTTTTCCCGATTGCCGGGTTCGTACTCATGTGCGCATGTTCAGGTTCAATTGGTATTAAGTCACCAGTGAACGGATGAACTCTTGAGTATTCGAGTTCTGATTTGTAATGGCCCGTTTGTTTTAAAACGTAGTTGGCTGTATAGCTGATCGATCCATAGGATACGTTTCCGATTTCGGAGTGGCCTTGCCACCAGCATTTTTCTACCTCTTTTGATCGGTAGATTTTATTTTTTCCCTCTCGCCATAGTGTTTTGTCTTTCGGATCGTAGCCGAAGATTATTGCGTGCCAGTGTGGTCTGCCGTAGCCGGGTAGCTCATCGGTTGAGCCATACGCGGGCATGGGATTTTCTCCGTATTCTCCGCAGACGTAGTAGCGTAGTTTTAGCCCCGTTTTTTGTCTTATAGCTTTTATGAATTTCTGGAAGTCGATGTATCTCAGACTTCCGTTCTGGGGCATTGATTCGTCGTTGTAGGTGAGTGTTATGAAGCAGTTATCTTCATGCATCATCGACTCGTGTTGCATCCTGATTACCCAGTCTCTGGCGTGGGCTAATTTGCAGGATATGCATTTCCTGCAGGGTAGGAGGATCTTCTGTTTGTTAGATCTGCTGTGATCGAATGTCACTAGTTTTCGGCCCTTGTTCGAATTTTCGAGGGACCAGTATGCTGTAATGGGGTTTGTGCATTGCATTGGGTTATCTCCATGTGATGCCGAACTAGGGGAGCGGTAACTCCCCTGGTTCTTTTTTTTGCGTGGGATCTAGAGTCTGATTCCGCCACGCATTGGATTGCTGGATGTCGTGTTTTTCCGGTGGGTCTTAGAGGCCGTTCTGGAGAAGTTCTTACGAGACTTTCTCCTGTTGAGTTTGTGACGAGATCGCATGATGTGGGGCTCCTGTGGGGCTGGTAGGCCCTTTCTGCTGTTAATTGTTGCAATATTGGGGGGATAGGCGAGTGGGAGCATATATTAACAAGTAGATATATGCAGTGCCTCTCACGGTGTTGGTTCGACCGGAGGTTCGGCAGGGGGTTCAGGAGGCTCTGTGGGCGCCTCTGAGCGGCTAAGCGGAATTTCCGCCGCCTCGTGGGGTTTGGCCTCTCTGAGGCCCATAGCGATCATCTCCGCCTCGTTGGCGGGATCTTGTACGAATTCGAGGAATTCTGATGGATCGTTGTCGAACTGCTTTCGTATTTCTGAGGGCAGTTCTGCGAATAGTGAATTCGCTGTTGTTATTGCCGTCATGGCTTCGCGGAAGTCCATTGCGGGTATGTCGCCGTATTGCGGCTGGTTTTTGGCGAAGTGTTCGATAGCCCCGGTTACTTGGTACCGGGCCATTATTCGGTTGACGTCACAGTCTGGCCCGAATGATTGCATCGTTTTTGTATCGCCTGAGAAGGCATAAGGTTCCTGATCTTTAGGGCCATAGGCCGTTCTGATTGTGCGTTGCATGATGTTTACCTTTGCGGGTTGAATAGATCTTCCCAGAAGTTCGCTTTGCTTTTTTCCCTTCTGGATCGTCTTTTCCGATCGGCTGCTTTGCCTTTCTCGTTTCGTTTTATTTTAAAATGTAGTGGGCCAGCTTTCGGGTCTTTTTTGTATAGCCCTTTTACTGATTCTTGTAATTTTGTTGCGGTTCCCTTTGCTGTTGTTGATGAGGGGAGTAATTGCTCGACCATGTCGAGTACTCGCATCATCAATTGTTCTTCGATTGTTTTACGCGGTAGCTCTGTTTTTATGTTCGCCGTTTCTGCATCTATTTTTTCTGCTGAGGCATTTATTTGTTTGATATTGGCGACGAGCTGTCGCGCGTTGAGTGCTGTTGTTACTGATTTGCTGAAGTCTGGAACCTTGGCTTGTGAGCCTGATGGTGTGCTGGCCCCTCTTCCTCCGGTTCCGGAGAGTATTGGGTTTAGTCCTGCTAATCGCAGGTCCTTTATTTCGCGCTGATGCGCTGTTGAGGACATTTCCTTTTGAAAGTCCATTTGTCTTGATGAGGCGCGTCGGGCTTGTCCGGCTGAGTAAATATCGCCGCCGAAGGCAGCTGCAGTTGACAGGCCCGGTATGATCGCGGCCGATCCGCCGAGTGCAGCTCCGATTTTAGATAGGGCGCCCATGTTTGTTATCTGTTTGTTAAGTTTTTGCCATACAAGATTCGACTGGCGAAGTTGCCAGGCGAACTTTGCTAGAAGTGATCTATCATTCCGGGGACACCGTAAGTAGGCATTGGCCGTGCGCATTGCATATTGAAATGCAGATCAAGCAGGAAGTGAGGCTCGTCTTGCACGGCTATTACCCGGCCTATCGGCGGGTGTTCATTTATGAATGATTCGTTGAGTACTGGGGGAGTGCTGAAATGCTGGCTAAGGTGCCATGCATCCAGAGATCCGTCCGCTTCTGAGCGGAACAGGCCCGTAATTACGGACGGTTTGTATCGCATTTCTGCGTAACGTTCTTGGTATCCGAAGATCTCGTCCTGTTGGTCCTCGTCATTCGTTGCGTAGATTTCTTTGTTTAGTATTGTTTGTTCCCCGAGATGTGCAAGTGCCGGCCAGTAGAAGTCGAATCTGGTTTGCCGGCTGAACATCCTGTTGATGCCTTGCTGGTATGTGAGATCGGCCCTGACATTTATCAGGCCGATTATTAGGCAATGTTCTGTGAAGGATTTTGTAAATCCGTGTCCGCGCATTACTGATGTTCCGTATGCGGCGAGATTGCCTTGTGGTGTATCGACCGGACCCTGAGAGTCCTGAGTCGATGATGTTTGTGGTACTGGTACCACATTTATGGGCGATGATCCGCCGCCTAAATATTCCGGGCGTTGAAGTCTGGCGTCAGGACTTGTGACGCCGAAATGAGCTTTTATAATTTCTGTATAACGCGTTCCTCCCCTTGCGTCTCGTTCCAACATTCGTTGGACTTGGAATCCCAAGCGGAGTGCTGCAATCGTGAATGACGATGCAGCTGATAGATCGGCTTCGAGGTTCGGGTTAAACCAGAACGCTTCTGAGATTGTTGCAGCGGTACCGTCTGACCAGACGGCATATTGTTCGCTGTTTGTAGAACCGAGTGTTTGCTCTGCACCGTCGACGAACCATGATGGTCCGCCGGGTGATTGTCCGGCCACTACGGGCGCGGTTATTCCCAGTGGTAGTCCTACGGCTTCGCCTTTTTGGGGGAATGGCAGAGCTGAAGTGAAGTAGTCGTGTCGCTTACCGCGACGTTGAAGTGGAAAGATAGAGCTACCGTCTGGACCGTCATCGGTTCTTTCTTCTGCGGGGTCCACCATGTTTTGATCGCGGAACCATTCGTTGTACACGAGGTTATAAGCGCGATGCCACAAACTGCTAACAGTAATATTATTAATTTCTGTGGGGATTCCGAAGTAATCGGACAGTGTTCCGATATCGAATCCTCCTGCAGGAGCTGTTGTGGTCGGTATGAGGAAGTCGGTGGAGTCTCCGGGTGTTTCTTGTTCGCCATTGAATTTCTGCCAGTTATCCCAAACAAGTCTGTTTGGTACGGCGAAAAAGAATGTTTCCATGAACATATTATCCATGAGCGGAAATATGGGTGTTGCTAGACGGGCAAAGCCCGTCATGTTTACGTTGTAAGTGTCGCCGGGAAGAGCCTCATCCACAAGTATTGGGACGAGGTACCCGGCGTCGAATGTTGTTTTGTATCCGTGGGATCTGTCGAACGATGATCGTTGAATTTCAGCTTTCGGAACTTGGCTGAATTGATGCGTCATTACTGACTTTTGTTTCGACATGATCTGCCCCGTTTGTTTTTGGATTTAAGCAGCTTAGTCCTGTGGTAACGGACTGTATAGGGACAACTGCAAGTATCGATGCAGTGTTATCGTCGAATTCT